TTCAAACCTATCTACAAATGGTTCACAACTTACATCACCTTGTACTTGGTATAATTCTGTATATAGATCACCACGTTGTAAGATGTTTATTATTCTTGTTAGTAATCCTAATTGTGTATTTAGTACATCTTGTTCGTTATCGTTTCCTACAAATATATCAGTAGTTGCTTCTTTGCTTATATCCACAATGTCCATTGCAAGAATAGAAATGTTAAATGTTAATGTTTTAGTTCCTACTGTAGTGTTGTTTACTATAATATGTGATAATGGGAATATAGTTTGCTTGTTTAAATCTACATCATCTAAACTACCAAATGTAACTGTATTAACAAATGGTTCTGCTGCAAGTGCTGTTTTTAATTCCTTTGTTACGTTGTAAAAACCTTTCATCGTTTTTTAATTAGTTTCTTTTCTAATTCTATTTTATCTTTTTCAAATGCTAAATACATTAAACATTGGTGGACATTAAGTTTGGTAACCTCGTTAAACTTGGTAGCATCTCCTTTAGCAATACCATAGACTGACTGATACCAGCCCCACTTTGTGCCAAACGTTCCTTCTGTTGAATAGTCAAGTTCTTGGGTAACTCCTTCTGTAAATAGTTCAGGATAGTTTGTGTTAACTCGTTGCTTAAATGATAAAAAAAAACCATAGCACCAAACACAATATCTAAAGGCATATACTTTAGCCTATCGTTCATACCTTTGTAATCTTCTATATTGTACTTATTACCTTTCTTAAATTTAATTGGTCTGTATAACACGCTCATTGCTTTGTGCATATTACCCCACTTACCCAAGTTCTCATCTAAATCTATAAACTCACCTAATGACATATCATCAAGTACAGGTATAAATCCATACTCTACATTGCCTAAAGTAAAGGTAGGTGTTAAACTATGCTTCTGGTCAAATATCTTGTTGAGGTGTACTACTATTTCTTGTACTGATTTGTATTTTATGTTTGCAACATCCTTTAAGTTAAGGTTGCAAAATATCTCTACCATCTTTTGTAGTAAGAATGTAGATTCTTTATTTTCTTCTGTATTTAACTTTTCAAATCTTTGGTATTGATCTAAAGTTATTTCTTTTAGTGAATCAGGTACGTTTATTTCAACTTTCATATTAATACAATAAATTATTTAGTGTTTTGTATAAAAAGAAAAAGGTAACGTTACCGCTACCTAATTCAAACCAAAACCAATGAAAAAATCTACTGACCTAATATAAACCTTTTATATGAATATCTATATGCTTCTTCTATTGTTTTTTCTAAATGTATGCTGTTTTGTTTGTACAGCTTTTTACCTTTTAGTATTTGCCCTTTAACGCTTATATCTAAATAAACATCTGAAGCCCTACCACCACGTTTAGATGGTCTTTGTACTATGTATATCTTTTCGTACCAACACGCTTCCATAATTTTAAAAATATCCTGCAATTTTTTCTGTTATATCATTTGCCCACAATATAAAGAATAAAAAGAAATACATTGATGCCATTGCTAACATTGCAAACAACATACCACCTCCTAAAAATCTTATAATGTTCTTTCTGTTTTGTTTTTTAGTTAATTCTTTTACCATTATATACTCTACTTTGTTTTCCATAATTATAATTTTAATTAAACTTTGTTTATACAAATATAAACATTTTTTAAACATTTACTAATATATATAATATTCACCCTTGTTAGGGTTTTCTAATTGGTCTGTTAAAACGTACCGTGCTGCATCAATACAATCAGGATGCTCACCACTTGGTTTTTGTAGCTGGTTACCATCTTTATCTTTTGCCCATACATATCCTGCTAATTCACGTTTAAGGTTTTTACTTTTAGATGTTATGTATATTTCATTTTGGTTTATTAGGTTTAATCCATATACTACTGAATCCCTACCTTTACTTACACCATATACAGAATGTCCATACCCTTGCAGTTCTGCTATTGATTTAGGTTCTGCTGAATCAGCTACAATGTTTTCTTTTATATCAAGTTGTGATAAGAACCTGCTTATATCTCTATTCAACATTCCTTTCTTGTATAACACCTCATCGTATATATAGGCATCATTCCATTTATACAATGCTATTAATGTTGTAGGATCAACACTATAACCAAAGTCCATACCATAAGCTAATAAACGTGCTTCTTGTGGTATGTTATCTATTTCTTTCCAATCAGGTATGCATACACCTTCTAAAGAACCTGTTTCACCAAGTCCGTACACCCTCCACCAATTTGCCCAATACGTTGAGGTTTTGCCTTTATCTCTTGCTTTCTCTATTTCTTTTACAATGCTATCAGGTAGCACTTCGTTATCCTTATAAGTTAGTGTTATGTAATCAACATCTTCTTTACCTACTAATTCTTTATCTACCCAAAAGATATTAGAAGGATTGTAATCTAACCAAACGTTTCCAGATGTTCTCACGGACAATTGATTGAAAGCATCAAAGGGTACATTGTTACACTCGTTAATATATAAATCAGTTCTTCTTGCACCACGTAGTTTGTCAGGTTGGTCTGTACTAAAAAACTCTATATAGCTACCATTTGTAAAAGTGTATTTTAAGGTGCTTTTATTTAGTTGTATATCCCTATACCTATTTAAACCTTTTAACAGCTGACAGAAGTCCTTAAATGCACCTCTACGTAAGTGTGGTATTGATTCAGATACTACGCTTATTTCTTTACCTTCGTTTTTAATAGCATAATCTATAAGTATAAGCAGGATACAAATAGTTTTACCTGCTGATGTACCACCTCTTACAATACGTATCCTTTTATCAAGTTTACGTAGCTTATTTAGTGCTTGTGTTTTTTGTACTTGCATTAATGATTTAGAATAACGTTTTGGTTATCGCTAATCTAAAAATATCGGTAAATCTTCGTTTATAGTAATATCTCTTGTTTCTCTGGGTTTACCAGCGTAATAATTATAGTACAGTTGTACAAATTTAAAATCACCTTTTTCTACACCTGCTTTTAATGCTTGGAATGCTGCATCTTCTAATGGACTTAATTTCTCTATTAAATTAACCTCATCTGCTTTAGATGGTCTACCTGCTCCATCTCTTTTTCCACCGTGTGCCATACTTGAAAAAACTTGTTTATTCAATAGTACAATAAAAAAACTAACTAATTGTTAATTGATCCTGATTAATTTGTTCTGTTAACTCCTTTAAACGTTTGTATTGTATTTCATAAAAACCTTCTAAAGAAACTGCTGTTTTAAAATCTTCAGGGTTAGCATTAACTGCATCTTGTACTCTTTTGTTTATTGATTTGTAATCTTCTTTTAATTGTATATCGTGTTTTAACCAATGTGGCATAAGCCTTTCAAAGTGTAATACTGTTGAATGATCTCTATCCATTGTTTTACCTATAGAAGATAATGACATTCTTGTATATTGCCTTGTAAGGTAAAAGTATATTGCACGTGCTTCTACGTATTCACGTTTTCTTGTTTTTGTAGTTATATCTAATTTGTAATGTTGTTCTACTATTTCTTTAATTAATTTTGCACTCATAATTTGTTTCTTTCTATTATTTCTTTAATTGTTAAATATCCTGATTCGTGTATTGCTTTTTGTATTCCTGCACACGCTTCGTACTGTTCTTCTTTTTCATATAGTTTTATTGTTTCTTCAAGTTCATTAATATCTTTACCATTTACTATATCTACTAAAGCAAGTAAATAAAATTCTTCTATTATTTTTTTATTCAAGGTTATCTATTGTTATAAAAAACATATTAGAATTGTTTGCAATATCTTTTATGTCCTTAAAATCAAATGCCATAAATTTAGTATTATCAAATATATTAGCTTTTACTTTATATTTTTTTAATTTATACAACTCACGAATTATATCTACATCACATATATTAATATGTTCTAATTTTGTTCTTTTTTTGTTTTCGTAAGCATAAAAATATACTTGTGCTTTACCTTCTAATATTTTATCTATTTCTGTTTTACCATAATTTTCACTTTGTGATCTAATAGTTAAATCTTGATATGTTTTATATTTATTTTGCCTTATTCTTACAGAAACATTAAAATTTGTTGTAAATAACATATCAAAAGATAAATGTTTATCTTGATATTCACTTGATTTTTTTATTATACTAAATTTATTAAAATCAATATCTTTGTAAGATTCAGATATATGTTTTAATATTTCTTGTTCGTATTTAGTTTCTTGTTCCCTCATTTATAAATTTGTTTGCTAACAAAAACATTTGTTTATCTAATTCTATTCCAAAAGATTTTAACCCATATTCATCACAAGCCTTTATTGTGCTACCACTACCCATAAAAGGATCAACAACAAAATCATTTTTTAAAGCACTAACCTCAAGTATTTCTTTTATAAGTTCAGTAGGTTTTTGTGTTGGATGTATTAATTTACTACTATGTACTTTAGGTATTGATATAACATTACCTTTTCTATAGTTTATATTTTTCTTTCCTTTGGTACAATAAATAATTAATTCAGTTTGGTTACCCCAATCATTTTCTAAATCACCAGAACCTTTATTTTGTTTATCCCATACTATTGGTGTTTTTATTGTAAAGTATTTACTAATTATAGATTTAAAATCACTAAATACAGACCAGCTACAAAAAAAATATAAGTGTGAATTTTCTGCTGTTTTATCTAATAATATTTTACAAGTTTCATCTAATAAAAAAAACGCATCTGTTTTACTATCATTTAGCAAACCTCTACTTGTTATAGAGTTTTTATATTCGCTTCTATTGCTTTTGTAATCTATACCATAAGGTCTTC